CTGAATGTTGGCGGCACAAATGCAGCTTTGACAGATGGAGCCATAACTGGTTATGATGGTATAACTGCTAAAAATGATTTAATAACAGCCGGTTGGACGGTGACTTATAACTAATATTATGGCAGCAACAATCGAACAAACTACAATCAATGTGAACCGGATAATTGGGGACAATTATTGGTTTTTTGCGCATGATGGTGAACGTTTAATTCAGGAACCTACTTTCGTTGACCTTGGAACAACTGAGAGCGTACATCAACTATTTGTGGCAGAAACGGAGCAGGAATGCCTTTCAGAAGTGACAAGGCTTGGGCTTATATAAAAGTTTAACATTTAATTCAATTATTATGAAAAAGCTAGTTTTAATTTTACTGTTATTCCTTGGGTTTGGAATATCAGCCTTTGCTTCTCAAGGTGAGGCATCGGAAGTCGTAACCCAAAGTTTTGCAACAATTGGCGGTTTGGCCGCTTTAGTTGCCTCAATTGTTCAGGCTGTTAAAAAAGCTGTAAAGCTTAAAGCCTATTGGTACCAGATTTTCAGTTTTATTGTAGCCATTTTCCTATCGTTTGTGGGATGGTATTTTAAGCTGGGATTATTTGATTCTATCCAATACTGGTATTATGCCTTGCTAATTGGTATATCAATAGGATTATTCAGCAACGGATTTTATGACCTGGCAAAAATTATCCTTCAGTTATTTGGGGTATCGGTTCCCATATCCATTAAAGACAACTCTAATTATTTTGAAAACAACACAACTAAGAGCGTGGGAGATTTCAGGATGGTTTATGATAATGGAAAGGTTTTGATTCACCCCTTTGGACGAAGCGGTAAAACCGTTGATGTAAAAATAAAATAATAACCGGCCATTGGCCTTAACTCTACCACAATGACGAAAGCACTATACATACTGATGATTTCAGTAGCATTCACGCCAATAACAGGACTTGTTGAGAAATACCTTTTCAACGATTGGGAATTTCTTATTTACCTGTTTATTATGATAGCATTTGACTCTTTACTTGGTTTCCTTAAAAACTGGAAACGTAAAACTTTATCATCAAAAGCCTGGGGTCAGGTTATATTCAAACTTATTTCATACATGAGCCTGCTAATTGTAGCCCACATATTTGTGAGCTTTAGGATTGGAGGCGTAAAAGTTGAGCTGTTTGATTGGTTTGAAAAATTAGTGCTTACGTCATTGATGGTTAAGGAAGGAATAAGCATTATTGAGAATGTGGGTAGCATAAACGAAACCTGGGTTCCCAAG